TGTATGGCTATCGCATTCATCTTCCCACTCATCCAATAGCCATACATCGTAAACTAAATCTGGAAGTATATCCGCTTTTTTAACTGCGTCTTCTTTACTGTTTGCGTTACCAATCCAAAATGCGGGTTGATTCTCTCGGTAGTAAAACACTTTGTAGTAAGTTTTCATATCACCAGGTTATTATCGTTTACAAATTCTCTTATTTTTTCTCTTAGATGTTCAGCCATTTTATATTCGTCTTCAGTTGGTCTTGTACCTAAATAAAAATCACGTTTAGTAACTTCTCTTAAGTATTGATCAAGCTCCAATACTGTGTGCTTCCAATCGAAAGCCTCAAGTGCTAACTTAGCATCTTCTTCCTCATCGTATTCAATTGTTATTTTCATAGTTCAGTTTTATTTATAGCAAAATAAAGATTCTGCAATTCGTGTACATATTTAATAGTAGTTAAAAAGTAGCATCCAGCATCTGAATAATCATTATTATAACACCATTCGCCTTCATAAAATTTAACTGAGTTCCAATAGTCACCCGCTTTTACTTTGTAGTTGTTGTATAGTTTACTACCTTCAACAAAACCAAGTTTAAACAACCATTCTTCCGTTAGTGGGATTGGTTTAATGTGATTATGGTGTCCTGTATTTCTGTATGGACTCCATCCAATAAACATATCACTTAAAGAAGTTATTTTAACTACCTCTTCGTTATAATTATTTATAATTTCATAGACCAAATTTCCTATTCTCAATTCACTTGCTTTCATTTGTAATATTTTTTAGTTGATTATAAATAAACATGACAAAATGGAGGCTTTTACACCTCCGTTTTATTAGAATGGTAAATCAGTACTATTAGAAGATTGCATACTCATTCCCGTAGGCTTTGCTTCCGTTCTTTCAACGTATTCAGCCTTGACAATCTTTCCGTCAGTCCAAGCTACCTTTCCATTACCTACGAATTTTTTAGGCATTTTAGATTCTCGGTCTTCTTTTGACTGCGCTACGAATATACTTGCGTTGTTACCGTAATCGTCTTGTTTTTCGTTAATGCTCATGGTATACTTATCGTACCCACCTTGTGCATTCTTGATGCTAAAGTTCACTAAACTACTCATGATAAAATTGTTTTTAGTTGTTTATAATAATCTCGTGCCGCCTTGACCCGTTCAATTATCTTTGCTTGTGCTTCTTCATCTTTTTGCACAATAAATCTTTTTATTCTTAACTCATTAGGAATTTGGTCAAAGTTATGGCTTAACTGTACCGCTTCTCTTACGTTCAAATCCTCATCTATTAAATGCAGTTTCCAATGTTCACGTCTTACTTCGTCTTCTACTATTTCGAAAGGAGTATTCATAAGACAATAAACAAGTTCACTAGTATCGTGTCCCGTTAGCATCATATAACCTTGCAATTGATAAAAATAATCTTTATTCTTTAAAGTAGAATCAAACATTGGGAAAGTACTTCCATTCCAGCTGCATTTTATATCCGCTAATAAGTTGTCGGTACAAATGTCAGGCTCACCGGTTAACCATTCGTTGTTAAATCTCGTTTCATTCTTAACTACAAACTCCCATTTAAGAACTTCAGAAGCAAATTGTATTGCTTGGTCTTCCATTTGTATACCTTTGTCCGTATATCGGCTTGAAAAGTCTTTATAGATTCCCAATTCTTTTTCTTTAAACACATCTTGAATATATGTTTTTGCAGTTTCAGACAAAACCTCAGATTTACTCCGAGATTCTGTCATTAACTTTCCTAAACTTGAACATCTAACTATCATGGTAATTTATTTAATGTTAATTCAACTAATTTATTTCTATTCTCATCTGCAAACTCTTGCGTGATTAAACCGCTTTCAACCATTTTTTTGATTTCTCGATTGATTGCTTTAACCTTTATAGTTTCTGCATTGTCTCTTGGAGAATTGGATTGTCTATCTCTTGTTATTTTATAGTTTTTACTCATAACAAAGAGATTACTGCTTTTTGTACTTCCGTCAATTCAAATTGGCTCAATGGCTTTAAGAATTGCTCTTTAGTAATCTCTCCCGAATCAACTTTTGTAAGTCCGTTCTCAAATCTTTCTTGCGGCATGGTAGGTTTCTTATTAACGTGTTTAGTTACATCGTTAGCATCGTCATCTTGCATAGATAAAGATAATAAACTTTGAACGGAGTAACGTCTAAAGTAAGAAATACATCCGCCTAACTTCTGAGGGTCATTAATCTCAGGTAGTTTAATCTCAGATATAAACTCCTCACCCGTTTCGATGTCAATCACTATGCTTTGCACACATCCATTTGCAATAGGTTGTAATAGCAGCAAATTGTATTTATGTAAGATTGGCTCAACTACATCTAAAATTGTGTTTAAATCAGCATATTTTGATTTAAAGAAAGGATTGTCAGCTGACTTGTTAATCTTACCGATTGCTTGTTTAGCTAAATGCAGCTTAAAATAAATTCCGTTTACTCTTGGAATTGCGTCTTCAAATTTTTCTACGTTTTTCATCTTGTTTTGGTTTTAAATTGTTGACAAATATAATAGTTATTAACTAATTAAACTAATTATTTGTATTTTTTTATTAATTCTTCTTGTAATAATCTCATTTGAAAGTAGTTTTCACACTTCAAAACTCGCTCTTCAATATCTAAAACAAAAGGATTCTCAAGCGTTAATTCAGTCTCTTCTAAATCTCTTAAAATAACCGAATAAATATATTTGAAATCAATCTCGTTTTTTAGATTTTCAAACTGCTTCAAAGCGTAAACAACATTTGAATGGTCACGATTTAAAACTCCTCCGATTTTTTGTAAACTCCATCCTTTGTTTCGTAGGTATTTACTAATAACAAACCTGGCATATACTTTTTCTCGTTTGCGTGATTTCGTGTTCACTTCGTACTTTGCAATCACATCGTTTAATAATTCTTTATTCTCCATTTTATTTATTTTTAAAGGTTTCCTCACACCATTGTCTAAACAACTGTTGTATTTTTATTTGCTGCTCCATTGATTCAATATCTGCGGTATCTATCATGTGAGAATCATAAGAACGAATTGAGTTCACAACTAAATTACGCTTCATCTTTGCAGTTCGTTGCATTGGTATGTCTTCTAAATAGTCACCCAACACTGGGAGTACTTGAGTTATTAATATTTTTTGTTCAGTTGTCATATTATTCCTTTTATCTCTCGTTTAACATCTAACCAATAAACTGCTTTTTCGTGGTTTTGTAGTTTAACCATTTCTATTCGAACATTCTCAGCAACATATAACGCAGCTTGTTTGGTTACTGCATTAATTAACGCTTTACTACCCTCTAATAAAGAAACGTCATATCTTACAAATTCGTAAATGCTAAATGCTTTTTCTTGTGGTGTCATTTTCCTTCGTTTAACTTTATATCTCTAATTCTATTCATTAACTCCACGTTGTACGTTGTGAAATGTTGTTTACGGTGAGCATCGTTTACTCCCATTGGAGGAGTATAAGTATTCTCTGCTCTCGTTGGCTTTACGCTTCTATTCAAAAAGTTCTTAATTAACTGCATTGTGTTCAAGTTTTTCATAAATTAATAATTCTATTTTGGAAATGTGAATGTCTATCAAATCGAATACGTTTTGTCCTCCGATTTCTAAACCTATTATATCAATGTAGTTGTTATCGTCTTCAATTATTTCGTAAGTGACATCAATGTCAACTCCTTCTACTGTTACTATTGTTTCGTGATTCATTTTGCGTTTTGTTTAAGTGTAAAATAATAATCTTCTGCAACATCAATTGCTAAAGTGATTTGATTAGCTGAAATCCAATCTCCTTGCTCAAGATAAAATTCTTTGATTAGTTCTAATTGTTTAATTGTTTCGTTCATGTTTTTTTGTTTAATTGATATATGCAAATATATATACTTTGTTTATAACTACCAAACTTTTTTCACAATTATTTTTCATTTATTTTTAGTTTCTCAATGTTTTCAATACTTTCAGCGCATAAAAAAAGGAGATATTTCTACCTCCTTTAACCTAAACATGAAAAACAAAACTTGTTAACTATCACAAATATAGTAAACTTTTGTTACAAATACTCTTTACATTTTTATATGTTTTTGCATATACTATTTAGCATTATGGCTTTTTTATATGTTTTTGCATATTATATCCTACAAAGGAAACTTTCTTGAATCAATAACTTTATTTATATTCCTTACTCCACTACTTTGGACCCGATTCATATCAATAGTTAATATTCGACCTCCAATTGGTTTAGCTGGTGCGCCTCGTTCAACGTGCCATCCTTTTGAGCCATCTTCGTATTCTTCTTTATACGCTCCCGTTATCATTAAATGCAAATCTTTGTGTTGTATTTTGTACCCTGTCTTTGAGTTAAATATCATTGTTTCCCTCACATCGTTACGGGCAGCGTTTTCGTGTATGTGTCCCATTGTAAACACATCAAAGTTTTCACACATCTCCAAAGCACGTGTTAAATTTATTGCTCCTTTCGTAACAACTCCACCACCACCTGAGCCATGAAAGTATTTTATTCTAGTTGTAGATTCCATTGTTTCACCAACTACCTGGACAACATTTAACCAACCACCATAACCGCCCGTTTGAACGCTTGTACCATTTTTGTAATTAAGTAGGTCAACAAACCTTTGCAGTATATCAGTTTCCTGCCATTTGATAATAGCTGTTTCATGATTTCCATAACCTATAACAGTTAACAAATGTGCATAAGGTGACCACCATTCGACAGCTGTTTCAACAATAGAATCTAAATATTTTGAGTTGTTATGCTCAGGTCTAATATCAGATTTTGAACTTCGTTTATCTCCTCTACCTTGCATTAAGCAAAAGAAATCCCCGTTAATCATTATCGGTAAATTCTCTTTAACGCAATAGTCCAAATGGCGTTTTAAATAATCCCAATCGCATTTTGGATTGTCCCAGTGTATATCAGAAAGCATTGCAATTTTAACGCTTTTACCATGCAATTTAAGTACATGAACGTTTTTACTGTGTTTAATTAACTCCATTAGGTATAATTAAAAAGCCCTATTTCAAGGGCTTGTGGTTAAATGTTTGGATATAGTATCTTTCCTTGTGTAATCACTTTTCCTTTGGTAACTAAAGGTAGTAACGTTCTCCATGTGTGACCAAAAGTCTTTTCAAAATGTGGTGCATCTTTAAATGATTTCCAATCACCTCCCCAAGTCCATCCTTTTGATTTGAAGTAATTAACTACTTCAGTCCATTCAGGAGTTTTGTCTTTATCAATATCCTTTGTTAAACTCCAACTAGCTTCTTCAAATGTACCGTTTCCATCGTTATCGTATAGTAGCACAATATCAAACGCTAAACCGTAATTGTGGATTGACTGCCACTTATCCGCATTGGTGACTTTAGGTCTTTTTAAAAACAAAGCGTGTTGTTCTTCAGCAGTTCTAAGTACATAAGCAAATCTAAGTCTGCAATTTTTAGGAAGCATTGAATTGATTTCTAGGTATTGCTCACGAAGTTCTTGGCGAATCTTTGGATGTGCAAACTCTATTCTTTCTAAGGTTATTTTATCCATCTATTTACATTTAGTTGTTTACTGTCAACAAATATCTTTACATTTAGTTGTTTACTGTCAACATATCTCTTTACACTATTTCTTTATATAAACTTTTGCTAAAGCTATGATAAATCCAATAGCAAAACAAATAATTAAAATTTTAATAGGGAAATTCCACTTTTTCTTGATTGTTTTATACTCAATTTTAGTCTTATATTTTATAACTTCAATCGAATCTCGTTTAAGTTTATATTCCGTTTTAATCTGATACCTCGTTTTAGGTACAAATACTTCATTGTAACGCACTATCGTATCGTACTTTGTAACTATCTTTACCCATTCGTTATTAATGAAGATAGAATCAATCTTTTGAATTTCGATTGTATCAGAAATAGTTTCACATATCATGCCTTTTTTGACCGCTTTACCGTAGTGATACGAAGCTGAGCAGCCAGTCATAAAGATTAACCAAAGAATTGATATCAAACAAGCCCAAATGAAGGCTACTAAATGCGTGAAATTTATTTTCATTTTTCTAATTTTTTACTGAATGAATCTGAAATCTTACTACCTACCGCAACGGAAAGAAACCCGAAGAAAACTTCAGTATTAAAGCCATGCATAAAGAAGTCTATTAACCCAACAAGCACACATATAGAAAAAGAAGTAAACATTGTAAGCGAAGTCCTTGACCATTTCCCTTCTTTCTTTAAAGTATCACGAAATAAACCTTTTATTCTTTCTACCATTTGGAAGTACCGCAATTAGTTTTTCTTTTATCTCCACCTTGCTATGCGTTGATGCTTGTCTAATTTCTTGGTTTGCGCTTAGACAATTAAATAGTTTATCTTCTACGGAATTCAACCTGGAGTTCATCCAAATTAATGCAATGACAGTCATTCCTAAAGCACCATGTTTTTTAATAGTTTCGGTAATTTCAAGCATTATAATTGTGGTTTATAAAAATAAAATAGAATCGTTAAATCCTTGCGTTTGTTGGATAGATGGTCTAATATCCGAATCTCTATTTAAAGGTGAAATGAAATTAGGGAATAAGTCTTTATTCATATCCAAATATTTCCAAAGTCTCGATTCGTAGAAACTAGCTTTTTGTGCGTAGTGGTCTTGTACAAAGTTTACCTCGCCTTGACTAACGTTATTTGAGTAGTCTCCGTTCTGCGTTTGAATTCCTTTATTTTTTAGTTGGTAAGATAAACCAAAAGCAGCATCTTCAGCACTTCTCCATGCAATAGCAGGTTGAATATAAGTAACTAGTTCTTCTTCTTCGGGCAGTAAAGTTTGGTCATTGTATGCAGCCAAAATATAGTTATAAAAATAAGTCCCAAGAATAGGCATTATTCTCATGTCGCTTTGAGTCTTTATAAAAGGAACGATGTTATTCACGTCAATATTTGCAGTAATTGGCGTTTGTGTTTTTAGGTAGTTTTCAGTTACAAAATAAATCATAGTGAAGGAGTTGAAGGAGTTGAAGAACTAGATACGTCACCGCCCTCTACTGGAGGAAGACTTGCTAACTTACGAATTTCATTTTGAGTCATTGAATCAAGTACCTTGTTAGCAACTAAAGGAGACATTGCATTCAAAGCGTCTGAAGTAGCAGTAGAAGTTACGTCTAATTCAACAATCGTTTCGTTAACAATTTGGAAGTTATTGATTACTAGCTTTGCATTAATTTTGCAAATGTCTAAAATCTCGTTAAAGATTTCTTCGATTGAGTTACGCAAAGGAATAATGCTATTCTTTTCAAAGATTACATAAGACTGTTTGATGTCGCTTCCGCTTCCTAACTTACCGCTTACACGAATTCCCATTAAGATAGGGTCAATGATATGCGCTTGACATATTTTAGAATCTATGCTTTCCGTTGTAACCTGGAACAAGTTATCATTTGAATTAGTAGGGATTGCTTCAATCGTTGGTAAAGATTCTTTATTATTAGCAAAGAATGCGATTGCTTTACCCGCATTTGTCGCTCCTTTTGCTCTATCAATAGTAGTTTTAATACTGTTCTTTTCTTCTTCGTTTTGCGGTTTCTTAGGGAACATCATAGCAAACGATGGGAAGATGCTATTTTGAATGTTTGACTTTTGCAAGTATGACATTTCGCCATCTAAAAAAGCCCAATTCATACAAGACGAATACTGCGGTAAAGAGTAAACATCTTGACCAACGGAATAGTCCTCATAACAGTATAGAAATTCAAGTTCTTTAGTGTTGAATCTATAAGGCTTTATTGTTTGAATGTTTATCTGAGTACTCCAATCGTCACAAATGTAGTATAAATCGTTTGTCGCATTCTTTCTAACCTTATCAGCTGCAACGTGTTTGCAAAATATTAGCGTTCCCGTTTGATTGAATCGCAAATGAAAGTAAACTCTTCCATGAATTATTTTCTCCTTAGTTACTGCGGGTAACGTCTTCTTAAGATTCATTCGCTTTTCAAAAGCGTAGATGTCAACTTTCTCCATTGCTGAAGACGTAGGAGAATACTGCAATTCGTACCCACCGCCAACTGCTGCGTTTGTTTTAAAGTCTACAATCGCACCATGTAAAGGCGAAGTGTAGTACATTTGATTTAGTAGTTGAGGGTAAAGGTTATCATTACCAAAACGAACGTAATTACCAACGTTTAAACGAGCATTAACGTAAGGTAGAGACAAATCTCCTTTACCAACTTTCAAGAATGGAGTAGAAAATGCTTGATATCCTCCTAATTCTTGTACTTCTACGGCTTTGTTTGCGCCAAATTCAAATCCTAAAATCTTCATTAATCGTATATTGTGTTTGTTACTACTCCAGCTACTACCATTCTTCCCTCTTCTACCATGTTTAAACCGATATAGTATTTTATATCTTGGTCTACAACATCAATAGCGTCTGCAGATTCGTATACTGTGTATGTATATTGTCCAAGTACAAAAGTAGCGTCAACTCCCTCTTCTAATTGGAATAAATTATATCGTTGTTTATAGTCTGAAGTATCAGTACCCACCCATTGAAAGCCTTGTGAATCTTTATTAAATTCATTTTGAAAAACAAATAGATAGTAAGGATTCGAAATAGTAGATGACTCAGTTAAGGTGAGAACAAAAGTATTAATTGAATCTTTTTCAATGTATATCATATTATATAATGGTGTTTAATTTTGATTTGTTATAAAACAAAAAACCCCCACTATAATAGTGAGGGTGAGGATAGCAAAGTTTACTTTTAAACTAATAAACCAGCAATAATAGTAGGGTCAACTTCGTAAGCCAAATTCTCAGATTCAGCAACGATAGTAATTGAATACTTTGAGCCATCTGCCTTAGCAGTTCCCGAGCCTTCAGCAACCGCAGTTACTTGTGAATTTGGGAAATACCAATACTTTCCGTTCGCATCTAAAACGATAATAGCTAAGTCTCTTTGTCCTTCTCCTAAGATTTTGATTGAACGAGATTTTGCAGCTTCACGTCTATGGAACATTAAAGTAATTGTAGCAGTAACGAATGAAGAACCATTAATTAAATCATTTGCTTGGTCTTCAACGTAATTTCCCGTATTACGCTTAAATTCGAAAGGAATAAAAGGGTCACCATTTGAGATAGCAGTTATTTCCCAATTAGGTTCGTCAACTGTTACCGAAGTAATTTCACTTTGGTCATTTATGTAAACCGTTTGGATGCCACCAATGTTGTTGTCGCACCCTTTAGTTATTGTTGTGATTGTATTACAAGCCATTTTTTTTATATATTAAAAAAGGGTAGGCGAATTCCACCCACCCTTCTTAGTTAGTAATTAATTCTTAATTAAGAGTAAAGAACGATTTCCGTAGGGTTTGTATACCAGAATCCAACTTTCAAGTTAGCACGAGTTCTCAAGTAAGGCTCTGCAACTGTATCATTCAAGTTAACTGCTCTTAACGCTTTAGCATCTGACTCAGAATCGAAAGCATAAATCAAGTTATTCTTCAAAGTTAATACCGCAGTATTGTTTGGAAGACCTTCAGCAACTACCATTTTGATACCCAAGAAAGTCAACGCTAAAGGAAGAGTAACGAATGTTTGAGTGTTACCTTGTGCAGCAGCCAATTCGTAAGCAGTAGCGATATTAGAAGAAACATAGAAACGTAAATCTGCTTTCTTACGCTTAATCGTAGCTGGAGCAGCGTTAAGGATTGCAGTAAGTTGTGCAATTACGTTTGTTGCATCAATAGAAACATTTGCAACATCAACTACGTCAGCATCACCCAATAAACGCTTAAGGTAACCATCACACAAAGAAAGTAAATCATCTACTGAATCAGTATCACCTTGCCATCTCAATAACTCAACATCCTCACCGATTTGCATTGACATTGTTTCCCAATAGTAGCTCATGAAAGAAGCAACTTCGAAACTTCCGTTACTTCCCGCAGCCATTTGCAAAGAAAGGAAAGATTGCTCTAAATCGAATTGACAAATTTGAGCCATTGCTGACAAAGCACAAACATCGATGTCAATAGCATCTAATGAATCAGTTGGAGCAGAGAATGCACAAGTTGAAGATTGTAGGATGTTACCGAAAGCAACGTTAGCTAATTTTGTAGCTGACTTGATTCCAGGCAAAGTACGGTAGTTGTCTACGATGTCTTCAGTAATGTAAGCACGAGAATAGAACTCGTTAGGGTTAGCAC